ATAGTTCTCCAAACTCCTTAACAATAGGTCTAAACATAACAGACGCAGCCTTGTGAAAGTCTTTGTCTTTAGATAAGCCCTCTTCTAGGTCAATAAACTCCCCTAAGGATATAGCTTGTAAGTCAGGTATAAAGCCGTATTTAACGCCGTCTAATTCAAACTTATTAGTAAAGGGTACATTTTGTTGTAATACCTCTAGAACCTCGTTAGAAATGCTCTCAGCATCACTTAGGCGCATCTTAGACACTAAGGCTATATCTACACCACAAAATATCTCTATTGTCTTAAACATAAAGAACTCTTTATCCTGCTCTTCTGTATTAATCAAAGCAAACCTTTGGTATTGCTCTAATGTAATGTCGTTTATATGTGTAGGTACTTGTATCTTCATAGTATAGTCTTTAGGCTTTATTTAAAAACATTGTATAACAAAAAAGGGCGTCACAATTAAGCAACACCCTTTAAAACAAAACAAACAAAATTAATCTCTTATTACCTCTCTATCTACTATAGCCTCATAGAGTACTTCTAAGAGACACCCGTCATCTAAATGCTCTGAGTTGTCTACTATGTGCTCAAGGTCTCTTAAAGCGTGCATATAGCCTCTCAGGTAGTCTTCTCTTGTCTTCTCCATCTCTCTGTTTTTATATAGTGTATCTAGTGTGCTCATAGTTTAGGTTTTTAAGTTTGTGCAAGTATATGTAAATTATATCATATACACAAGCTTTATTTAGTTTTTCTTTGCCTATACCTTTGGTCTAGTATTCTTTTTGCCCTCTGAAGGTGCTTATTAGGAAACCACGTAAAATGCAATAGTATATGTTCTAGCTGCATAGTGGTATACTTGTTGAGGTCTCTCATATCTTATTGTCTATCTGCTCTATAATGTGTCTTAGTTCGCTTCTCTCAAATTTACCTACCCACTGTAAATTAATAGTTAAGTTATAGTAATCCTTCTCTAGTGGTGTAATTAGTACCTGTACGTCTTTCATAGTTATTTAGTTTAATTGTTAAAATTTATTTTCTCCTTCTAAAGAAGCCTCTACCTCCGTTACCACCGTGAGGCCCTGTCCCGTGGTTTCCGTGGCCTCCACCATTCACTGAGTGAGCCTGAGCCTGTTTAGGTGTTAGCATTATCATAGTGCCTAGTGCTACAAATGTGGCATACTTTCCCATCTTCTTAAGGGCTTCTTGTCTTGTAATATCTTCGTCTTTCATATCTTTGCTTTGTGATTATCGTAATAAAATTTATATATCTCGCATACTTTCTCGTGCATTAAATGTTGTTTATACTCTTCTTTACCTTCGTGTCTAGCGTTCCCTATCTCTAAGACTAGCTTTACATAGCTGAGGTTAACCGTCTTTTTACCTACCTTGTGGGTGTACATACTTTTAGTTGGCACAGGGTACACTCTTAAGTGATTACCTTTCAAGGCCCAACTCATATACTCTAAACACTCCATTACTTCTGAGACATTCTAGTGGCCTCTAAGCGACCGTTTCTGTAATGCTTTACTAATAGCTGTGTATCTAGTTCTACGACCTTATATGGTCTTATGGATAGGTTTACGAGTATTCTATTGTATATGTTCATTGTATAATAGTGTTGTGGTTAATGCTTCATTCATTTCAGTCAGTCTTTTAACCTCAGCTCTTAATGCTAAGATTGCCTGCTCCTGATAGTCTAGTAGTAGTTCTGTTTGATTGTCCATTATAGTGTTGTTTTAAGTTCATTCATATCTGCTATATACTTCTTGTATTTTGCTACCCTCTCTAGGTTTGCTAAGTCTCCAAAAGATAACTCATAGTTGATGGTTTCTAATGCTCTCTCTATTCCTTTGTTGATTTCTTGTAACATAATTTTTATATTTAGTTGTTTTGTTTGATACAAAGATACAAACTCTTTTTAGTTTAAAAAAACTTTTTTGCAATTATTTTAATAATTTTTTTACTGACTTGATAAAATCCTGTTTTGTTGAGAATCTCCAATCTTCAGTTATTACAGTCACGTCATTATCTTCGAAGCAATCTACTACTAAGTTGTTAGCGTTCTCTAGTTTTGAAAAGACCTGCATAACCTCAGAAGCATTTTTGCATACTATAGTTAATTCGTATACTCTCTCGTTGTTTGTGTTGAAATCGATGTTGATGTTGTTTAATACTCTCATAGCGTTTGTTTTTATTTACACTACAAAGATACGCATAACTTAAAGTATCTACCAAACATTTTAGCAACTTTTTTTAAAAAAAATGTAAATTAATTTGTAACAGGCTGAGGTGTAGTGTCTTAGCTGATAAAATATTTTCCACTATTTGGATTACTTAGGCAATAAGAAATGAAATAACGACACCCATCTAGTAAGTGATTGTAATCATCTACAGCTATTTCCTTGCCTTCTTTCCAAGTATAGTTGTTAAGCTCTGTAATAAGGTTTCTAGAGCCTTTGTGGATATATAGCTTATACTCCTGCATTAAGGCAATACCTAAGTTTATAGAGCCCTGTCCTTTAATACTAGGCTTTATGTTAAGACCATAGTTGTGCTTAAGCTCGTGTAATAGTCTTGGCTCGGCTGAGTCTCCTATAGTAAGTGTCTCTTTGCCTTGCTTCAATAACCTAGCAGCAATATCTGAAGTAGTTAATCCTTGAGCGTATACAATCTCTTTAAGGTATATCTCCTTAGATTTCTTGTTAATAGATATAAGGGTAGCTCCTGTAGGGTCATTACTAAACCCAAAGTCCATACCTATACCATAAAAGTCACCGTTAGGGTTAAAGTCTTTGACCTCCCAATTGCTGAAAATAACGCCTTCTGCGACAGAACGCCAACCCCCGAGAATTTGAGCCTTATACTCTTCGGGTCTCTCTTCTTTCATTCTCTCTACGTTAGCCAAGAAGGTAGAATCTAGGTGCTTCTCATTGTCTTTATATGAAGTATGTATATAGGTAGTGTCTTCTATAGTAGTATTCTCCCCTCCTTGCAGGTCTCTACTCTCAAAGAATCTCTTGTATATCCAATGTGCTTTTGTAGCAGGATTCATTACCATTATTACTCTGTTCTGTGCATCTTTAGACCTAACTGATAAATCAATCTTATCGAATAGTAAAGGGTCGGGCATCTCTTCAGCTTCGTCTAATATCCAAGTAGTAATACCATTAAGTGACTTAAGAGCTGCAGTTTGGTTTCCGCTACCTGTCTTTAGCCCCCTGAAGTATATCTTATTGCCTGTTACCTTATTAGTAATATCCGTCTTGTTAACTAAGAAGTTATCTCCTAGCCCTAGCATATCTATCTTCTCTGTCATCTCAGGAATAATAGAGGTACTTGCTGAGGTCATCGTATACCTCGTAAAGAGCACGTTGTGCCCCTTCTCATAAGTAAGCAATAGTATCATAGTAGAAATACTAAAGGACTTACTTGAGCCACGTCCCCCTGTTACTATATAGTATCTAGAGTCGTTAAGGAATAAGGGTTTATATTTAGGGCTTAATTTAATCATTTAATCTTCGTCAAAAGAGATTAGACCTTTTAAAGTTATGTTGTGGTCTACTTCTCCTGTGGTGTGTATATCAATCTCTTGTTTTGGTAGCCCTGCTCTATACTTTAGAAACAGTTCAATTGCACGTTGGTCTCCTGACTCAATACGTTCTAGTAGTTTCTGTATTACTACGTCTACGTCTATATTGTCATCAAGGATTTGTCTTATATTTATTACTTCTCCGTTAGTTGGTCTACCACTATTCGGTCTTACGCCTCCCCAACTGTCTGAGCCTTGAGCTCCGTCTTGTTTGCTTTTACCTGCCATCTTGGTTTATCTTGGTTTTTTACTCTTTATTTAAAAACACTCTAGATAACAAGTCATTACCACTCCTTTGTTAAGGTAGCTCCTTTAATATACTTTAGAGCAGGTTGCTTGTCTATATAGTACATCATCTCTACATCATTACTAGAGCCATTCCTAGGCGTTCTCCCGCCTATTCTCTTTGTAAAGGTAAGTTTACTTAGGTCAGCATAAATTAAGCCG